CCTTGAGGCCCTATATCACCTACATTACCTTGGAGACCCTGAGCGCCTTGAGCACCTATATTACCTTGAGGCCCTATATCACCTGTATTACCTTGGAGACCCTGAGCACCTTGAGCACCTATACTTCCTTGAGGACCTATATCACCTACATTACCTTGGAGACCCTGAGCGCCTTGAGCGCCTATACTACCTTGAGGCCCTATATCACCTACAGCGCCTTGGAGACCCTGAGCGCCTTGAGCGCCTATACTACCTTGTGGTCCTGTATCACCTACAGCACCTTGGAGACCCTGAGCGCCTTGAGCGCCTATACTACCTTGTGGTCCTGTATCACCTACAGCACCTTGGAGACCCTGAGCACCTTGAGCACCTATATTACCTTGAGGCCCTATATCACCTACATTACCTTGTGGTCCTGTATCACCTTGAGGCCCTATATCACCTACATTACCTTGAGGACCTTGACCACCCAGATCCCCTTGGGGGCCGGTTGTACCTCTAACTCCAGAAGCAAAAGAAATAACCCAAGGAATTGCAGAATCAACTTCCCAAACAATACCGCCTGCTGGTAATAAAATACCTCTAACGGCTCTGTATAAGATTTCATCATTAACAATGCTAGGTGCTATAACTGTCCAACCATTAACACTATCTTGAGGGGCACCAGTAGTCGTATTAAAACCCAGCCCAGAAGGGCCAACAGAGGGTGAGTTAATTTTGTATAAAATAACTTCTTTGTATTGTATGCCATCTTTTACGTCTGTGATGGTAATTGACGATTGCGCTGTTCTGGCCATTTCGTTATTCCTTTATTAGTTGGGTAAGTTGCCTACAATGCAAGTAAATTGTTGAAATTCAGTTACATCTTCTTCCCCTATTTCAATAGAACGAAGTGAGTTCAATACAGCAGGGTTAGCAATAGTTAATGTGCTTAATGAGTCAGCAGGCACGCCATCAACTCCAGCGGGTACTTGCAAGCTTTGACGCCCTGCCACTGTTGAAGGATCACCAATTGTTAACATGGGTGTATTAGTTATTGTATTTAAGAGTACGGAATCTCCCGCTGCATTAACAGTGTCGCTAACTACTATTACTTTGGGTTCTCCGCTAGCATTGAGTACTTGCCAGCTATACGTATAATCATCATGGTTAGTACTTAAAACTCCGTCTAAAAAGACATTCATAGTTAAAGTAGTATCACCTGTGTTATTTTTAAAAACTGTACCATTTGTTGTTGTCATGGTAGTTGTGATAACAGCAGGTCGATCGCCTATACTTACGCTAGTAATTGCAAGAACAGGAGGAGTTGCAGGAGGCACCGGATTAGGGTCAGGTATAATCCTACCGTCTGTTGTTACAGCGTACATTCTATACAAATGTGTAGCTGCAGTATCGCCAACTTTATGTACATAAGAGGTAAAAGAAGAAGGGATGGTAGTAAGAACGGAAAAATTTGAGCTTCCTGATGCAGAGTGTTCAATTACGTACTGAGACACAGCTACGTCTTCATCAGGGTTGGATGTTATTTGTAATGTTATTTCGCGAGCTTCTACATCTGCGATAGCAGAGCTAATAGTAGTAACAGCTTCAGATACTGAGATAACTAATCTATTTTCTACAATAGGCAGACCTGTTAATTCCCATCCATAGTCACTTTGAAAATAACGAACAGCAGTAAATTTAACATTTAAGTTAGACATAACCTTTGTACTTTGTATTTTAACAAAAATACGATTGTTTCCAAAATGAGCAGCAGGATCTACAAGCTCTACAATATCTCCGGGTTCATAAAGAAACCCTGAAGGTCTTGTTTGAAAACTATAGGTTTCTCTGCGAGACTGTCTTACTTTATTACTTGCCCAAGCTTTAGCATGAAAGGTGTTAACGATTCCTCTCATATCATATAAATCTTTTAAAGGTTTTTGATTATCTTGAGTTAAAAAGTAATTTAGCATAGCGCTGCCATCTGGTGGAAACACTATTGAATCATCAGCATAATCTTTGTTTACATTAGGAAATCTAACATCTATTTGATTATACTTATTTGTAGAATCAGGGTATGCAATTTCTATCTCACCAACTAATTCAGAATCATCAATTACAGCTATAGTTTGAGTTTCATAATTAGCAACTGTAGATATTCTTGCCCAATCGGATCTAGTTGTGCTAGGGTCAGAACTAGTAGTATCTACTATTACTTCAAAAATACTAGGCTCTCCAGCTCCTATTGTATGTTTAATTCTAGAAAACCTAGGGTAAACTCCTGCTATAAATTCTTTGGGCATTTCAATTGGTTTAAATAATTCAGGAACTACTAATTTCCATTGTCCTGTTGGAGACCTAAAAAACTCTACACCCGGAATTACACTGAGAATAGTGGCTATATTATCGCGATGATTAGCACCTGTAGATATAGAACCATTAAATTCATATCTAAGTATACTATCTGAATTAGTAATTCCAGAGCTAGTATTTTCAGTATTAATGTAATTAGGAGAACCGGGAAGAAGCCCTAAATCTATTTCAAATTTTGGAAATGAGATAATAAATGTTTCACCATTCTCATTTGTTATTGTAAATTCAGCAGGAACTTGCACTTCTAGTGGTGTTTCAGCAGGTAAAGAACCATCTAAGTCGCTAGTAACTATCGAGTCAAGTACATTGTCTGGTCCCATCATTTTAGTATTACAAAGTTGATGTGCTTTGTAAAAAGACTCTAAATCAATATCATCTACAAGTGTAGGATCAGCTGCTTTTTCTTCAGCGGTATATAATTTCCATTGAACCCCATAAATAGGGTTTGTAATATAATCTAACAAAACGTAAGCTACAGTGTTACTATATCCCAATAAATCAGCGGTATTTTCTGCATTTCGAGTAATAGCATAAGTATAATTACCTTCTGTACCCGAACGAGTAATGCTTTTTACCTTTATACCTTCTTTTATAAAATATAAAGGATAAGGAACACCTGAATACTGGGGCTCTTCTCTGTTTAACTTATATACATTAGTAGCATGAGTTAATCCTTCGAAAAAATTAGTGGGTTTCAATCTTGAAACAAAACTTCCACCAGAATATCCTGCGGTTCCACCGGGGTTCCATTTTTGCATAGTCCATTTATAATTAGCTTTATCACCTTGTTTTTGATCATCAGTGAGACAAGCGTTTATGCTAGTGATTTCACCAATGCCAATAGCAACTTGAGTAGCTAAAAATTCATTTTTCTTACCCCCTGATTTATCTTCAGGACCGGACAAAAGAGGCCCTATTCTGGTACCTGTAAACTCAGCATCAGTAAAATTACTACTAGTTGCTACTACAGTTCTAACACCGCTAGTGGCTATTTTCCCGTAGTGTATTTCTAAAGGCTCTGAGGCATTAGTTACTCTAACATCTTGGCCTAAAGAAGCGTCTCTAGCTGCTGCAGCTTTCTTTTTAGCTATTACAGCTTGCGCTATACTTATTGTTGTTGAAATTACAAACAATACTACTTCTAAACCCATAGGATTCTCCTTACTGTTTCTTTATTAGTAGGCGCTCTTGCCCCATTTAAGTGTAGCATCGTTTACCCCCTCATGGACTTGATCCATGCTAGTATCGTAATAAAATTTCCAAGAGTTAGTAGCAAACAGCACCCAACTAGGTTCTTCCCCTACAGGCGGTATTCCTTCTGCATACCATACTGTATCTGCCCAAAAAACCCTAGCCCCATCAGCATAAGCTTTTGTAGATATCCAAGGTTTTACGTCTAGCACTCTAGCAGCTAAAGTTTGTTGTGCAGATTGAGACGTCATAATCGGAGTAGAAGAGTCTAACTGGGTCAATTGCCCGGTAAAGGCTACTACGCAAGAGAATCCGTTGTTTTGGCTTTTCCATTGAACTGAAGAAGATTGACCACTATAAACATTTAATAATTCAGAAATCAATGTTCCATCTTCTTTTAAAAACCCAAGTTTAACTATAATAGGTATACTATTAAGAGCACCACCGGATGCTGTTGTAAATCTATTTCTTATTGCTGCATTGTTATCAGCAAATGATAAACTATAATTATCTCTGTCTACAGAGTTTTGAGTAGCAGGAGCAGAAATACCTTGCAACTCGTTAGAGGAGTTATAAGTTATACCTCCAATTGTAATATCTCGTGGAGCTTCAGTAATATGCCACCAACCGGGAGTTGAGCCGCTTGTTGTGGGAAAATTAAGAGAGATAAAGGATACGGCAGTAATATCGTAACTTTTAATAGCTGCTAGTAATTCAGGATTTGTAATATCAAGCACAATATTCTCTCCAGTATATAGACAAGATGAGGTTGTCACCTGCTTCATCCAATGTCCATTTGTTTAAGTAATGTTTAAATCCCATTTTAGTTAGGAAATTAATATGCTTTCCATCACCTTTCACGGCAACGCCAAAAGCATCTCGTTTGTGTTCACGCTGTAATTGATCAATTTTGTCTTTACAACGTTTACGAATAATGGGAGACCAGTTATTCACTTCGCAGTGACACATAGCCATCCCGTTTACATCCTCAAAGGAGATCCCGAAGTCATCATCGAGATAAAGTAGATCTCCTTTTCCTTTTAGTTTATCAGTATTTTTCATTTATACTCCTTATTTTTATACTTTATTAATTAACTTATATTTTCAATCAAATCAATAGTTGCAGTTGTCATAATGCCGCCAGAATAAGTAACACCCTCTATCCCGTCTGCATTGTAATACGCTGTTATCACAGGATCAAAAAAGTTTAAAGTTACTAAGCTATCATCAACATCAGCTAATAACGGAGGAAACACTTTTATAGTAGAACCTTGAGCACCACTAGACACATATTGGGCTTCTATAACTTGATACACTTTAGTATGATTACTGAAAGTAAAAAATCTACCTGCAGGAATAATAGCGCCTAAAGCACCAGATGTTCTAACTAATGTAGAGTTTATTTTGTTTACTGTATCTAAGGCATCTTCAACTATTTCAAAAGAGGTAGATTCAATAGCAGTTCCATTATCATAAGTAAAACTCGTACCTATATATTGAGGCATTGGTGCATCATTAAAAGAACTGTGAATTCCATATTTAACTCTGTGAACAGCTAATGCAGCTCCATGGTGGTTAGCAGCGGTAGCTCCTTTGTTGTTAGAAGGTGCTAATGTTATAATACATTCCCATCTTTGAGACCCGTTGCTTACCGCTTGTATTTTAAGGTTTAGGGTCTCTGATCTAGAAACCCTTTCCCTGCTATTAATTGTTAATGGAGTAGAGTACTCTAAACCTAAAAACGTGGGATTATCCATTTAGAACTCCTCTCTCTCTGAAGTGTGTTTGAACATTACTTGTAATTTCATCACCCATATCTCGAACTGCTTTACGGGTAGCTTCAGTAACATCACCTGTGACTTGTAATGTAATATTGTTGTTAAATTGAGCAGGACTGGTTTTACTACCTGCTTTTTTAATCATATTAGCTTGAATATCAGAATTCATAACAGGTAAACTTCTACCTACTTCGCCTCCTGTAGAAAACTTAGGAACATTACCTGAGTTAATAGCTTCAATTAAAGGTCCATACTTTTTAGTAGATTTAGCATTGATAACATATTCACCATTAGACAGGTGAGCAAGGATAGAGTCGCTAGTGCCAGTACCGGGGCCGCTGACAGCTCCACCTGTTGAAAAGCCTACAATAGATTTACGCGCAGCATTTCCCATTGCGGTCCCTAATATCTCAGCAGCAATAGCCGCTCGAAGCATAGAAGTAGCAAGGCTGTTAGAAGCTACACTACCAAGGGTGTCAGCAGTTGCTTTACTTGCAGCAGCAGTAGTAGAAGCGGTAGTAGCTACAGATAGTCCAAAAAATTCAAGAACTTGTTGAATAGTTTGAGAAATAAAATTACCTACACCGTCTACAGCACTTCCTATGCTTGCTGTAAATTCACTAAGAGCACTGGTTGCTTCTCCTTCTGGAGAATCTTCATCTCCACCACCACCAAGAAGACCCATCGCTCCATCAGCAATCCCGCCACCTTCTTCACCTCCAGGCATTAAACCACCCATTAAACCCTCTGTTATTCTAACAAAGTAAGGATTCATTTCAGTGCCATCAGGTGCCATACCTCCTAACATACCACCAAGACCGCCACCTACACCCCCTACACTAGGGATAGAAGTAGCAGCTACACCACCAAGAGTAGCAGTTGCTGCACCTCCTGCTGCGACTTGGGGTTTACCGCTAAAGAAGGATTTAACCCCACCTATTGCGTTACCAACCATGTCATCTATGCCGCCACCGTCTCCAGCGCCACCCATTATTCTATCAGCAAGACCATCAACACCGGCATCTATTATTTTAGAAGATATGTCTCCTAAAAAGCCCATAAATGCGTCTTTGATACTAGCAGTGCCTTTTAAGATATCACCGAAAGCAGTCTTAAAGCTATATTGGAAGCCTTCAGCTCCAGCTTTAGCATATTCTAATTGCTCATTTATTGCAACAAGTTCCTTTTTATAAGCGTCTAAATTAATTAACTCTTCTTTAGAAATAATAGGCTGTGCGCTTATATCAGAAATAGCAGTGCCTAAAGTAGTAAGGCGATCTTGAACATCTTGTGTTAAAGAATTAAACTCAGTAAATGTACCACTAAATCCACCTTTTTCTATGCTTTCGAAAGTCTTAGAAAAGTCAACTCTTGCTACTGCTTTATTTAGCGAATCAGTTAAGTTCTTTTGTTTGATAAGAGCCTCTAACTGTTCATCGGTTAAAGCTCTAATCTGTCTTTGGCTAAGCCCTTGTTCTTTAAGCAAGCTGTTTATTTCTTTGCTGCGTCTCTTTATCTTTTCTGCATTTTCTTCTTGATTCTGAATTTTAAGTAATATTTCAGACTCTTGTTCAGCAGTAAGAGCAGTAGCATTAAGTATTTCATCTTTTAACTTTTTGATCTTATCAGAAATTGTAGCAAGCTTTTCAACAGAAGAGACTCTAAGGTTCATCAAAGAATCCGAATCCATATCTGAACCCATTCCTGAGAATAAGTCTTTAACCTTAGAATAAGAAGTTTTAGCTTTCTCAACAAACTCTGAACCAAAGTTATCAACGTTAATACCTAGATCAATGCCTTCGTTAGCCGTTTCTTTAATAGACTGATAAAAATTATCAAACATCTTTTTAGCCGATGCGCCAAACCCTTCTGGCTTAAGATTATCCATCATATTAAATTGAGGTTTTTCTTTTTTAGAACCTTTTCCGCCTACAGCATCATCAACATTAGATAGAGGGTCTTTTGTAAAGGTAAAGATATCTCTAAAGAAAGAGTTTAGTCTTTTTTTAATGTTGTCTAATTTATCTAAGAAAGAATTACCCTCTCCAAAAATTGCAACAGCAAGACCACCCGCTAGTAAAGTGCCGCCTACAATAATAGCTACAATTGGATTAAGCAGTAATCTAGCTAAAGCAGCATTTGCTACATTAGCAGCAACAACAATAGCAGTGCCGATAGCACCTATACCTGCAACAATTCCACCACCAGCAATACTTGCACCTAATGCAATAAATCCTAAGCGGATTTTAGTAAGTGCGCCTGCTGCTATTAGCTGTAGAGTTAAGAAAGCAGCTGCAGTTCGTGTGTTCATTGAAACCCAAGTTGCAGTAATTGTTACTAGCATAGAAGCTAATTTAGTTCTAATTACAAGTAACATACCACTAAAGGTAAACGTTGTGTTAGCAAGCAATAGAGCGTTTCCGGTTGCAGCTACAGTCTTCTGAGCAGCATAATAAGCTACAAACTTTGCAAGCAACAATTTAAGCCCTTTGGCTACAAGATTGTTTACAGCGCCAAGCCCGAATAGTTTGAGTAACCAGCCAGTAACAAAAATACTAGCAATACTGTTCAATAATGTATTAAAGCTTTCGGTTGTAAGGTTTACAATAAAAGCTAATGCCTTCCCTATTATTGGGATTTCACCAACAATACTTTCAAAAATAGCGCTTACAAAGGTAACAACTACTCCGGCAAAACTAGGTATTACCGAAATCAATTCAGCAATAAAAACACCAACAAACTTTCCTGCAGTAGATATAATTTTTGTAAAAGTACCGCTTAAACCTTCTACGCCTGAACTTACACCTTCCCTTATTGTAGTACTAATAATAAGACCTAATGCGGTTAAAACAGCGGGAACTCCGATGAGACCAGCTAAAATACCTGCTCCTATTAAAATAGAAAGCTTTTCGCCCACAACTGATCCAAATGAACTGAGTGCCTCATTGACAAAATTCACAGCACCAACAACACCTTTAGCAGCTCCCTGTACTATCCCGGTAAGACCATCAGCCACATAATTGTAACCTTTTTCTATTGACTTTTGTATACCGTTTATAGTCTTATCTACTGTTCTACCATAAGAAAGAATACTAAAAGTTGAAATAGGTCCACCTAGCGTTTGGAAAGCAAAACCTAAGGCTACTATAGCAGCAGCTAATGGACTGTAAATAAATAATAAAATCTTAGCAGAAAATGCTGTTCTATCAAGCAAATTACTAAATGATTCTGCAACCCCATTAAGAAACTCAGTGATAGGCGGCATTGCATCTTTAATTTTAGAAGCGTAACCTACTACGCCGTCAATCATATCAGGCCAGTAGGAATTGCCTACAACAGCATCATACACATCAAAGAATACATCTTTAACGGTTTCTCCGAAGCTTTTAATAACCCTTATAACTCCGTCTAATGCCGTTAGCTCCTTAAGACCCTCCACCATTTTAGACCAACTTCCGAGTGCAAGTAAGCCAAAGCCTCCCGCTAATACAGTAATAGCGGTAGTAATTGTATAAATTACTGCAACTAACCCAAAAGCTGCTTTTGCCATTTTATCAAACAAGGTCGCAATTCCATTAGCTACTATATTATCCCCTAAGCTGTTAATTGCATTTGATAAGCCATTAAATACAAAACCCAAAGCACCAAAACCTACACTAGCTAAAACCCCATTAATACTTACAAATTGAAGAGCTATTGCCGCCATAACACTGCCAATTAGACCCATCAGCCCAAGGAATACCTTACCGACTGAAGATGCAAAGGTTGAGATAGGTTTTAAAGCGTCTTTAATTTTATCTGCGTATTCTATTACTCCGTCAATCAAATCAGGCCAATAAGAATTACCTACAACGGCATCATAAACTTTAAAAAATAAATCAGCAACAGTAGTGGTAAACGATTTAATAGGTTTAAGTGCTACTGCTAAAGAATTAGAAAAGTAAATAATACCATTAGTTAACATCACTATGAATCTGTTTATTTGAAGGAAGCTAGGAACAAGACTGCTTGCAAGTGATGTTATTTCGTTTATTCCATTTCCTAGTTTATCTAACAAATTAATTTCGGTATTAATACCAAGACCACTAGCAAGAGTACCTGCCAATGTTCCAAAAGCAGAACCTAGATCTAATAGGGGGTCTACTAAATTTCCTACTGAAGTAGTAAACTCTGAAATAGTATTTATTGTTTTAACTAAGCTAGCCGCTAAGGGTTTAGCTATGCTATTAAGAGATATACCTAGCTTTTGAAACTTACGAACAGCAGCGCCTGTAGCTCCGGTTACTTGGTCTAATTCGTTTACAACTCTGCTAAAACCAGTAGAAAATACTTGCATTGCTTGTGCAAAGGTAACTGGAACTTTAGAAAATTCTTTATCAATAGCGTCACCTTGATCTTTCAAGGCATCAACTACCGCTTGAGCAGTTAGCTTTCCTTCGTTAGCGAATGCTCTTAGCTCGCCAATTGTAATTCCCATACCCCTAGCAATAGCTTGTGCTACAGCAGGGGTCTGCTCCATTACGGAGTTTAATTCTTGTCCACGTAAAGCGCCAGCCGCTAGACCCTGACCTAGCTGCACAATCGCAGAGTTAGCAGATTCAGCCGATGAACCAGAGATTGTAATAGCTTTCGCAACAGCTTCAGTTACCTTAATAACTGTTTCTTGTTCTACGCCCATTTCTCTAGTAGCGCGACCAATACGAGAATAAAGGTCTGCTAAACCTTCTTGGTTCGATCTTGTCTTAATTGCAATTGAATTAAGCTTTCTAAATGCGTATTCTTGTCTTATTAGGGAATTATTAGTAAGGGCAATACGCGCTTCTAACCTACGGTATGAATCCGTAATCCCAGTTACTGCCTTTCCGCTAGAAATAGCAGCAAAAGCAGCAGCAGCACCGATTGCTAGAGACTTAATAGTCTTAGTAGCATTTTGGGTTGTTTTGTTTATTTGCTCAACTGATTTATCTAGCTTGCGCAAGTCATTTTGCGCCTGTCTGGAGTCAGACTTTACTTGTAACTCAATAGCCATTGTGTCTCTCCTATGGATTAAAAAAGCCCCAGACAGACGGATACCATTAAGGGCATCAGTGCCATCAGGGGCTGGGGTAATTAGCGTGTTACTTCAACTACGACCCCTTTGGGTGCAAAGTATTTGAACACAGTAGACTCGATAAAACGAGCTGGTGCTTGTTTAGAGTTGCCCATATTCAAATCTTGTATATAGGGTACACTGTTTGTTAAGTATAATTTTTGAAATTCAGTACTAGAAATAAGAGGTAGAATCGAAGAAGAACCATTCGCTGCTCCTCCTGTTTCTTTGAAATCTCCTTTAACTGCAGAAAGGTTCCAAGAGGCCCTAGCACGACCCGTAAGCACTGGGGTCTTTAGCTGGAGTTCGGCTTGTGCTTGCAAAGCATTAATTCGCAGCGCTTGATTCGTTAAACGAATAACTTCTTCATCTACTTCCTTTAGTGCTTTTTTACTGTTTAGTAATTTAATGCTTAGTTTTGAGGCCATCTTTTTGTTCCTTAGTCTTATTGATAGACTGTTCTATCATTGCTCCAAATATAGACTTCCTTAAGGTTTGATTAGATTTTTCTTCATCAGACCTATCTTGCTCCCATTGATCCATTTGAGCAATAGAAGGAAATATATTTTTGGCTTTTACTTTAGCGCCCTGAGATTGCATAAGCATTGCGGCACGACTGTCTTCACGCCAGCCAATAGGCCTTGCTTGTAAATACTTGGCCCACATGACTAGCTCAGACTGAGGCATTTCTTCTAGCATCTGATACATAGGTATCTTCAGGTGAAATGCCAAGTCATACAAAAATAAATCTTCAGAGCTTATGCGTTTCCCTCTGCTGGAGAAGGAGTGCCCATGATTGCTTCAGATAACTTAGTTAATTCATTAACGGGAAAGCCGTCAAAATCTTCATCAGTTAAATCCGCAGCATCCATTACGGCTAGACGCAGTACGAAGCGCAGGATTTCTAATTGATCACCTTCGCCATCTTTCATTTCTTTTGACTTAGCTTCAATGGCACGAATGTCACCTACTGTCAATACTTTAATATCTACTTTACCATCCATAAATGGTACAGATTTAGTTTGGGTTTTACCTACAAATTTTTTCATTATTTAGATTCCTGATTGGTATTAAATAGATGTTGATTGTTTGTTTCGAATTCGTCTAAGAGAGTGTGCATCTTGTGAAGAACACCTAATGTCTCGAAAACTTCGTTATGTTTTTCAGTTCCAGACTCAAAGTCGCTAAAGCGTTCAAAAGTTCTGCGAATACTGAAATCAATATCCTTATGAATGTTTTTAACAGTTACTTGAAGTACAAAATCTTTATCAAAAGGTTTAGTGTTATTGGTATACATAATATTTTCCTTATAAATGAGGAGCCCCCGCAAGGGCCCCTCGTGTAACATTTTAGCTTAAGCAGACAGATCTGTATAAATTACGCCACCAGCGGTAGGCAAAGAAACAGGACCAGTGAAATCGCCACTTACAGTCAAAGTGATGGTAGCTTGAATTGCATCGGTAAGACCAGTAGTGATCTCAAAAGAAGCGATAGTACCAAAGAAGTAAAAATCACCGAACTCTTGATCAGCGTAAGCAACGGGGCAACCGGCGTTAGCAAGAGAAGTAAGCAAGCTAACGTCACTCATGCGAACTCGGAAACAAACGCGAGCGCTAGACTTACGTAGGCTTTCAAGAGCAGAGTGATCAGTAGCAACGTAGTTTAAGCTGAACTCCAAAGAAGGAGCATCAGACTGACCAGCGACCTGAGAAGAGGTAGATTGACCGTAAACAGGTACGTTTACAACGTTAGCAGGGGTACCGATTGATGGGAATTCACGAACGTTACCAACGTGAACAACTCCAGACTCAAGGGTTTCAGTTTGAGGGGAACCGTCAGTTGAAGTAGTAGTTGCGATTTGATTAGCTGCAGTTACGAACTGAGCTGTGATGTCAGCAAGGCTTGAAACAGCGTTAACGCCACTAGTAGCCAATACATAATCTAGCGAGCTAAACTTGCCAGCCGAGATTTTAGTTAAATGTGCCATTTTATTTCTCCGAAAATGGTGGATATTAATTGAAAAGGGTAAAGTTGACTGTGTAGTCCCCACGGAATAAAGCAGGGTTAGCAGTGTCTTTTCCTATTATATTTAAAGTACTGGAATCAGTACTGGTGCCATTGGCAAAGGTTTTACTTTTGAAATAAGTATCGAGAGTATCAGCATTGTCCATTAGAGCTATCATTCCCATACCTGCGGGAACATAAATCTGAATAATCACTTGTCCAGAGACACCATCAAAGTTTCCGTAGAATTCTACTTGACTTGAGGGAAGTATCTCTAGTTTAACAAATGTTTTAGACTTAGAATCACCTTCGTAGTTAGCAGGGTAGGCAGGAATGCTTTCTGCTTTCCATGCTGCACTACTAAATACAGATTCAATGTCTAACCTAACTCTTTTGTATTTATTCTCAGCCATTTTATAACTCCGTTACAAAGAGGGTTGTGAGTGCAACATCAGCAGTATAAGATACTATTGTATAGACTTTAGTACCAACTGTGACGTTACTGTAAACACTAGGGTTAGGTATCTCATCAGATCTAATGAGCATTTGGGTTTGGATAATATCTAGCCCTTCTGGACTTTTTACTTTCCCACTATTTTCTATGATGACTTGTACAGTTGAGGACACTGTTGTAGTTGATACTGCGCCTTCTGTTGTAGGGTTCCCAAAGGGGTCTAAGACAGGAAAGGCATAACTTTCATTACTGGCATTTGACAAAGTAGCAGTTGTTACTAAGTCTCCCAGTGTAGAAAAAGCAATATCTACAGCAGAGTTAATGGTATTGACTAATGACATTACCAGCCCTCCCAAGATGACGACTTTCTGCCTCCATCTATAAGGTCTGCAAATCCATCACGGATAATACGGGGAATAGTTGATGCTTCGATTATAGAGTTCAACGCGATAGACCCAGCTTTCAAACCTTTAACAGAAGCCCCTTTATTCAAGAGGCCTTTGTTGTTTAGCAGGTGTAAAGCGAGTTCATAGGTGGCTTTGCGAATTAATGCAATTTCACGAGGTACTGCAGTTTCTGCTTCTTTAGAAGAAGGAAAAGCATATGTGCCTGTAAAAGTTACCACTCTATTTCGGGGAGTATCCCTAAAGCTACCGCTTCTTGGCCAAGCCAAGTTATTAGCAGCAGCAGTAGAAATTCCTATCCAATTTTCTCCCTCTAATAACTGGGTTGCAGTTACCAAAGCGAGATCAGGACTTTCAGTTGTCCACCAAATATCAGCGTCTAACCTATTTTCAAAGTAATTGTTGGCCTCTGCTAATAGTACGTAAGAATTAACGCCTTTTACGAGTGCCATTTTACTTTACCTTATTTGTGGAAAATAGGAAGAATGCCCAAGTTCAAAATATCAGACTTACGAGTCCAAGAAGCAGCAGCGCCCAAAACAGCGTTAGTAGCAAAAGCACTGTCGTTACCAGCAAAAGTGTAGCCGCGTGGGTGCATAACATAACCCCAACGGTACCAAGCGGTAGTACGACCAGAACCAGAACCTACACCTTCATTGCGATCGATAGCAACAGGGTTAGGAACAGAAACATCAGACATGTACATAACACCAGGAAGCATCATGTAAGAAGTCTTAAGACCGGCAACTTCAGTAGCACCAGTAATAGACTCGATAGCAGCGCCAGCAGCAACAGTTGAGTAGCTACGTGAAACAACCAAACGAATCTGACCGCTTAAGATAGTTTCAAAAGCAATATTACCATCAGTAACACGCTCGTCATCAACGATGTTAGCTACTTTAATGTCCAAGTAAGTTTCAGGACCTACAACGAGGTATACGAAATCAGGAACATAATCAGCCCAAGCGCCCATTGCTTTGATCAAGTGACGTACACGGTTACCCGGAGTCATAGAAGCAGTAGCGTTATCAACCAAAGTATCGATGTTAGTACCAGTACCAATCAAGTCACTAGACAGGTCTTTAACTGCAACATAACCAAAGCCTTTGCTTGGATCAGCATCAACAGCGTTACCGGCCCAGTAGTCCTGGTATACAGAAGTAGCTACATCAAAAGTGCTAGCAGCGTCTGCAACAAGAATTTCGCTACCACGAACACCAGCAACGATAGCGCGAACAGCTTGATCTTCGTCTTCAGCACGAGTTTCAGAAAAATCACGAGCAATTTTAGCAATGCCATCTTGCTTAGAAATTACTTCTTGAACCAAGTACTCGTTAGCACCATGAGTACGAACAGTCTTAATATAAGTTTGAACATCAGTTGAGATGTTAGTGGTGCCGCCGTAGTTCTCATCTTGAGAAGCAACGTTTACAACAGAGTTAGCTGAACCAGCAACATCTGGAGTAGCAGAAGCGCCGCCAACAGCGTAGTTGCCGAGAGGCTTGTAAAAACGAACCTGACCAATAAAATCTTCGCCGTTAGCGTTGATAGATGCGTCAGTGCCCATGATAGCAGTAGAAACAAGCTTTTTAGCGCGAGTGTAAGCTTCGTCAGTGTAAGCAGAAATAGCTTTGTTTAGTGTACCAAAATTTGCAGATGAAATAGCCATTTTATGGCTCCTTTATTAAAAAGTTAAATGAGTTTAGGGTATTGGCTTAGCGCCAATCTTTACCACCATCTAGGTGACCTGCAGCCGCAGCTGCGAGGATGTCTTCCATTGACATTTCTGACAATGATTTAGTCTTATCAAAACCACCAGCAGGAGCGTTAGCAGTTTGATGCCCAGCGCCTGATGATTGTTTGGCTTTGAATAGAAATGATTTTTCTTCGTCCTTTTTAAATGTATCGATAAAGTCTTTAATAGCAGTACCAGTTCGGTGAACCCACTGACCATTTTCGTCTTGAACCAGCTGCGCAACTACATCGCGATAAGCGAATTCAGCAGCAGTGTCATTACGGAAATCCATACTCTTTAGTGCATCACGTACAACGTTATCACGAGTAAGTTCAGTTACTTGCTTGTCACGAGATTCCAGTTTAGCCATAAGTTCAGCTAGACGAATATCGCCTGCTTCTTTGTGCTTACCTTCTTCTTCTAAACGAGCAATTTGAGCTGCCTTCTTTTCTTCTTCAAACAATACAGCTTTTTTAACAGCTTCATCTCTAGAGGCATAAGCGTCATTGAGTTTGCTTTTAATTTGAGCTAGTTCTTCTTCGACACGAGCTTGAACCATACGGCTCAACTCCTCAGAAGTTGCTTGAGGTGTTTCTGTTACTGTCTTATCATCAATATTATTTTCTTCGGACATAGTATTTCTCCTGAGTCACGGACTCATTAAGTTTGTTTTAATCAGAGTGTAGGCACAGCCTTGCACACCTGTGTTCGGTTTAATTAGGGACCAATTCCATACCAATCTGAACCGGGTGGAATTTTTTCTAATATATCTTTTGAGGTAAGAGGGTCTTTTGGATTTAACAATCCCTCCTCGGTTCCTCTCTTCAGTAATGCTCTATAAGATGCTTCTGACAATCCGGCGTCCCGCATTGCTTCAAGGGTTTTGAGCATTGTATCACCCTCAACCGCATCAGCATAGATTTGTCTTAGAGCGGTTTTAGCACGAAGGCTATCACCAATATTAGTGAAAAACGCATCGTGAATCGTACCGGTAGGAATTCCATTCCTCCTACCCCACAGATGAAACTGCCGCACAAGTGTGGCGTCATTCATGTGGTTACCATTAACACCCAAACCAGACCGGGCATCAATAATAGAAGATTTGCCTAACAAGGAACCATCCGTTACTGTGTCTTCGTAGATATTGCTTATTCGCCTGCCAGTGACAGGGTCTCTAAACTCAATCCGCTCTTGAACAGTCGGGCGGTATCTTTGATACAGAAGTTTACCATCAACTGTGACCCAAGGTATGTCTACCTTGCCTGACTCAGTGATGTAAATCCTTGCAACGTCTTTCCAGAAATCTACAAATTGTTCAGTAATTGGCGCAATTTCTGCCAAGTGCTTACTCATAATCCTTGCAATTTCTTGAAACTGTTTAGGCCCAATTAGACCTTGACGAACGTTAGTTAGCTTGTTAACAAATTCTTCTACGTCAGGGTGTGAGTCCCGAGCTTGAGTAATGATTTTATTCCCTATAGGGGCACCATTATCTACAATATCTTTTATCTCACCCTTCAATTCTCTTAGTGCAGTAGCTACAGCAATACTGTCTGAGTCTACCGCTAGTTTTATTTTTGAATCTAAAATCTTATTTACGTTAGAGATCTCGGATTTTGAAAGAACAGTGTATTCCTTCTTGTCTAGGATTTTAGCTAATTTACCTTCAATCGCCCCACCCTGTGTTGATCTACCTGCACCGTAAAATGCGACCATAGATTGCCCTTTTGCTGCCTTTGCCATATCATCAAATGATAAGTCTTGAGCAACTGCAAGCTTTCTAAATTCAGGATCTGACATAGTAGCTTCTGCTACCGTATCATACAGCCTATTCTTTTGGTCAGTATAGGTAACATTCGAAGCTTCACCTAATTTCTTATTTCTAGTTGAAAGAGCAATTAACTGAGCACCAGAAGCCGAAGCATCGTTTTCGCTAGTTAGCTGACTTTGATAAGATCTAAGTAGTTTCTTATTAGAGAAGTCTCCGTTAACATGATTGTATACACGCGTATACTCTAATGCGAATCGGGCAATCTTAGGGACGTGATCAGCATCTGTTGCTATTATCAAAGGATGTTCTAGGAACTCACGGAGTCGTCTAGGCCTTTGAGTCTTAGACAGCATAAGCTCGCCAAGTTCTCTAAATTGCTTTTCTCTTGCCTGAAAGGAAGCTATCCTTCCAGCATTAGTTAGTACACTTTG